CGCGGGCCTCCTGGCCCGGCTTCATGTAGAGGTCAGAGCCGATCGTGATGGACTCGCCGAAGTTCAGCGCCCGAATCTCGTCGGACAGGGACGGACCGCTCTGGCCCTGCGGCTGCTGGTCGCCGGTAAAAACTCCCGGCTTCGCGCCCAGAGCGATAGCGCGCTGACGCAGCTCCGCCGCGTCCCGCTCCCGCTCGCCCTCCTCCACGATGGAGCGGGCCTCCGCGCCGAGCCGGGTCAGGTCCGTGTCCATCTGGTCGAGCTGGCTCCGCTGCTCCGCAGTCGGCTCGCCGGTCAGCGCGTCGGTCAGCGCCTTGCGCTGCTCCCAGATCTGCGCACGCTGAGTCAGTAGGGCTTCCGCCTGTGCCCCGTAGTTAGTCAAAGTGGATACCTCCCCCAAGGGGCCGCCCGAAGCGGCCAAACGAAAGAGGCCCACCCGTCAGGGGTGAGCCTCTGTGTGTGTTTGGAGCTGGCCTAGAAGGCACGGCCCCTAAGCCGAATCGCGCGCAGCGCGGTCCGAAGTACGTCGTTGTCTTCCGGTGGCAGCGGGTTCCACGAACCCGTCATGTCCCAGACGTGCAGCTCGTCAGACAGGTCCCAGCCGTGCGCGCCGGCCGCGAGCTGTAAAGCACGCGCCGCGGTGACCCCCGATTCGGTGTCCTCGTACGCCGGGTACGTGACCGGCGAGACATCGAGTAGGTCAACGTCGATCAGGGTCCGCAGTCGGCCCCGTCCCTCGCGCTGCCAGTCGTCCTCACGGACGCGGAAGCCGAACGAGCTTTGCGTCACGTCGCCGCGCTGCATCGACTCCGACAGGTCCCGCGCGTAGCTGGTGTCCGGCGCGTCCACCTGGTAGTGGAGGCCGGTCGAATCTTCGGCGAGCTTCAGCGTCCCCGACGCGGTACGCCCCAGGATGAACGCCGGATCGTGATTGATGAGCGCCCTTACGTCCTGGCCCTCACGGATGGCGCGACCGAACGCGCCGCTACGGATCGTCTCCACGAACCCGCCGAGGTCGTGTGACCGTGTGGCGAACTTCGCGGCGTAGCCGGTGAAGCGGAAGCCGCTCCCGGAGCTGCTGATGTCGAACTGCGTCGCCACCGACCGACGTTCGAGCAACGTCACTTCTTTCCCCCGTTCTCGTCGTCTGCGTCTGGCTCTGCTGGCGCCGTTGGGTCCGGGGCTGGCGGAGGGCTGTAAAGCTCGCCCCCGTCCACCTGGGCGGGAATCTTCTTCCAGTCGCCCACGGTCGGCAGATCCTCATCAATGCCGATGATGTTCGCCGGGCGATACCACTTGTCACCGTCACCGTTCGGAATCGGCGGCATGCCTTCCTCGGCGCGGACCTCATCAGGCGACTTCATGCCGTTCTGAATGGCCAGCGCGTGAGCCTGGTAACGCTCCGAAAGCTTCGCCCGAAGGCGAGCATCCATGTTGAATTTCATCGTCTGGAAACCCGGAAGCAGGAACGTGGATATCGCTTGCTCGATACGGGCCGCCCACGGCATCAGCGTGTCCTGAGCCATGGAATAGTTCTGTTCTTCGACGCCACGGCCCCAGGACGACGTAACCGCCGGGTCAACGCGATAGGCGGGCACCCGGTAGAACAGGGCGATGTCCGCCTTAGTGAAGTTCCGTGTCTGAAGGAACTGGGATTGCTCGGGCGTGATGGTGATCGGGTGCCAGGACGCACCACCAGTCAGAACGCCGACCGCGTGACTGTTGGCCACTCCCTGATGCTTCTTGACGAAATCCTCTTTGAGGCGCAACGCCTCTTCCTTGGTCGCCTTGCCGGGGTGCTGGATGATGCCGGACATGTAAGCGCCCTGGGAGAAGAACCTCGCGCCGAACTCTTCCGTCACCATCGAGATGCCGATAGCTTGCCGGGCCGCCTCAAGCGGGCTAAGACCTGTGAGGTAGCCGGGCATCGACAGCGCGGGGATGTGAAGAATCTCCGTCTGATCCATCTCCACGCCGTTCACGTCGTAGAGAACATCCGTGCTCCCCTGCTTCGGGAACGGGTACACCCACGACGGGTGAATGGGCCACAGCTCGACCACATCGCCGTTTCCGTTGCGGAGGGTGTAGATGTAGGCGTTACCGGCCACCAGAAGCGACATGACTACCCGCTGCCAAAAGTCAAACGGGGTCATGCGGTAATTGGGCTTGCGCAGCCACGTCGGAGTGCGAACAAAGGCCGTGGTGCCGTCCGGGTATTCCTTGAAGACCTCGATCGGTAGGGACGCGATAGCGTCGCAGATGAGGCCAACGCAGTAGTAGACCGCCGACACCTGCATGGCTGTCTGCTCATTGACGCTCTTGCCCGAATACACGGGATCATTGGCTAGGAACGCATTGCGAACCCAGTCAACCGGAGGTTGCGACGACAGCCACCCGAGCCCCCCGGTTCGCTTTTCGATCCGAGAAAGAAGGGTCACCGGTACTCAGGCCCCCGCTCCGCGTTGCTCATCGCGTCTTGCCCCTTCGGGGACAGCGCCCAGCCCCACAGGGCTAGCAGCACGCCCAGGATCAGGAACCCGAGGGGCAGGTAGATGAGGCTCGCGCCGTAGGCGACCACGCCGACCCCGGCAGACTCGATCAGCGAAGCAACCCATTCCGCCGTGCGGTTACGCTTCGGCATCAGCACACCCCCTATTCATCGGAGAGGCTGATAAAGCCCACGTCCGCATCATCCTCAGTGAAAGCAACGAAAAGCGCGTTCAAGAGCGCGCTAATGCCGTCGATCTTGTCGCCGGACTTGGATTTAGACGGCTTAAACAGGCCATCGGCCGTGTATTGGACCTCGACGTTGTCCGCCATCCAACGGAGAATCGGATTACCGCCATGCCGGAGGGTTTCCTCAGCCAAGAGGGTTTCCATCCACTTGCATGGGTCAGTCATGCGCGCAGAAGTCTGCGGGGCCTTAACACCCTCTAATCCGCCGTCTTCAAGCTCCGTAACCAGGTTGGTCGCGTTCCACGGGTCGTAACCGAAGAGGTCAATACAGAAGTCTTCGGCGTCCTGGCTAATGCCTTCCTTAACCACGCGGTAGTCAGTGACATCGCCATCGGTAATCGTCAGCCAGCCCATGTCACGCCAGTACTCAAGCGTCGTGCGCTGGACGCCACGGGCCTTAAGCGCCTTCGACGGCAGCCAGAAACGCGGCAGCACGGTGAAGCCCTCGGCTTCGGGGTCCTCCGGCGAGCCCGGAAAGAGCAGAACCCAGGCCGTGAAGTCGGAGACGCTGGCCAGGTCGAGACCGGCATAGCAGCATCGGCCTAGCAAGTGCTCCCGCAAGACCGGTTCCTTGCCGTTGCGATCCCAGGTCTGCATATCGAGCCAGCGTTCCGCCTGCGAAGTCCATTGGTTCAGCCGGAAGACGCGGAATGCGTTCTCGGCACTAGGCTTCGCCTCAGCTTCAGTCGCCTCAGCTCGCAGGTTGCTGATGTTCAGGAAGGAACCGAGGGCGGGGTTAGCTGCATACCATCCGGTTGCGGGGATTCCCCGCTCGGGGTCGGCAGGCTGGCCTTCGTCTCGCCAGTTCCAGTCTCGCGGTGTATTTCGCAAGTACACGAACCGGGCAGGGTCGGCAGCAGGGTTTTCGAGGAGGGATTCTCCATACTCGTGTTCCTCCAATGCGAAACGGGCCGACGTGTACGCGGCCGTCGTGGTGGCTATCAGGATTGGTTGACGACGAGTACCGAAACCTTGTCTCATCGCGTCCCACAGGTGCCGGTCTTTTTGAGTCAGCACCTCGTCAAAGAGCACCATCGAGGGGTTAGTACCGAGGGCGCCGGAAGCATCTCCGGGGAGCACCGCATAGAAAGAGTTCGTGGTCGGGTCGATGATGCGCTTCTTAGACGCAACGATCGTCAGCCGCTTAGACAGGATGGGAGAAAGCTCGACCATCCGCTTAGCCACGTCGAAAACTAGTGAAGCCTGGTCGCGGTCGGCCGCGACGGAGTACACCTCGGCGGACTCTTCGCCATCGGCCACCAGGCCATACAGCGCGAAGCCGGAGGCCAGCTCCGACTTACCGTTCTTGCGGGCAAGCTCGATCCAGGCAACCCGGTACTGACGTACGTACTCGTCGTACTGCGAGTCATAGGCCTGCGTGCCGAAGATCGGCGCGACGATATCCGCCTTCTGCCAGTCCTCCAGGAGGAACGGCGTCCGCGCATAGCGGCCCTTGGTGTGGACTAAGACGCGCTCAAAGAACGCGACCACCTTGTCAGCGGCGGCCTGATCCCACATGAACGTGCCAGGTGCAGCCTTGTCCGGGGCGTGCGGGGCGAGAAGCATCCTCACCCCCTCACGGCAGGCCGGCGGAGCGCTGTAAAGCGTTCCGCGGTTGGTCGACGGAGGTGGGTGGAACCGCTACGCGGCTACGGGAAGGGCTCCCACGCCGAAGCTAAGGGCCATGTCACGCCACGAACGGGAACCGGGCACGAACGGCGCCGGGGACTGCCCCACACACGCCTTGCAGAGGCCCGCAGAGACCACGGGGAGACCGCACTCATCGCACTCATGGCGGACGGTCGGAGCGGCAGCCGCAGGGGCCGTGAGGGGCGCCGTGGGCATCTTCTCTTCGAGGCGCTTCCTCAGCAGCCCGGCCGGGTGCTGAACGCGCTCCGGGAGGCCAACAGTCAGCGTCTCGGAGATCAGGCGCTTGTCCGCGCCCCGCTCGAACCAGGCCTCGACCAACGGCGCCAGGCGCCGGACGTCCTTCGCGGACAGGTGCAGACGGCGGTCAGACCGGGCCACCTCGTTGAGGAGGTTTTCCGATCGAGAGATCTCACCTCCCGCCCGCCCCTCCGGGGACAGCTCGGCGACCGGCGCCGCCGCTGCGGGGGTAGGGAGGGGGGAGTTTTCTACCTGATCTTCTATGGGGTTATCGACCGACGAACCGGCGACCGGCTCACCGATCGGCACTGGAGTGTCGTTCGGCGTGATCTGGGAAGATGCGCCGTTGCGCAGGTCGAACACGACAACCTCAGTGGTGATCTGCCCGGCCTCGCCGCGCACGCGCTTGCGAGCCAGGTAACCGCGCTTCTCAAGCTCCGCCATCGCAGCGGACACAGCCTTGCGGCCCTCGACCGACTTCTCAGACAGGCTGATGACCGTCTCGGAGCGACCAGCCGGGAGAGACAGGAGGTAGGCCAGGATGCCCCGAGCCGTGAACGACAGGCCGTGATCACGTGCCGTCGCGTTGGGGACGATGGTGAAGTAACCAGCCTGCGGGGTACGCTGAATGCGCATGTGGAGTGCCGCTCCTCAAGCAAAGCCCTGGGGGGTGTTCCCGCACCCGCCAGGGCATTTCTGTTGTTGATCCGCGACTGTAGCATCGTTGACAGATCATCTGTCAAGGATGAAACAGCGCGCGCTTTACAGCATCCCGCCGGCCTAGCCGTAGTGGCGTCGGCGGTGGTGGTAGCCATGCCGCCTATGAACGTGGTGGTGGCGTCGGTGCCCGTGGCTGCCCTTGTGGGGGTGGTGATGACCCTTCGCCACGTGGTGATGCTCATGCACTCCGGCATGGTGATGATGCCCGCCAGGCTTTACATGGTGGTGCTCGTGAACTCCCGCGTGGTGGTGATGCTGTCCAGGCGCGACGTGATGGTGTTCATGCACGCCCGCGTGACTGTGGTGGCCACCCTTGGCAACGTGGTGGTGAACGTGGGCGCCCGGCCTGGGATTGTGATTGCCTTGGTGTGGATGCCGGTGGACAACCGAGCCAGGCGAGTGCGGGTGATGCGGCTGCCGGGGCGGCCGGACACGGCCCACACGGGCCACACGATGAACGCCGGGCACCCTCGGAACCCGAGGTGCGCGCGTCGCGACGTAGCGATGCACCAGCGTCCCCCTCTCGTATTGGCGGGAGACCAGGGGGAGACAAGCTCAACCCCTGGCCTCAACCGCAGCCCCCCGGCCGTACCCCCGCGCCGGCCGGAAGCTGTAAAGCGCTCCGCGGAGCGCTAAGCGCTGATGAGCGCTTGGATGTCTAGCCCGTCGTCCTTCTCAGGGAGAGACAGACGCGCCCGCGACGCGGGCGTGAAGCCGAACTGTTGGCCGTACTTGTTCATCAGGTCGGCCGAGTCCCGAGCGATCTGGGCGGCCGGATGCTTGACCATCTCCCCGTTACGGCCGGTCGAGGTCGGCCCCTGCTCCGCGAGCTGACGTGAAGCAGAAACGTAAGAAGCCCACGCCTGGCAGTACACGACCAGAGCGGCCCGGTCCACCAAGGCAGTCAGGCCGAGCGCGGCCAGCTCGGGTACGACGCGCCGCCACTCCTCAAGGGCTTCGCCCTCAAGCCAGTCCGGCGGAGTGGGTTCGCCCTTGGTGGGCTGAGGTTCGTTCTCAGGTAGGGGCCGCTTACCCGGATTCCCGGTCAGGATTTTTAGGTGAGTCGGTTTCGGGAGAGGCCCCGGCATGAGAAGTCACCCCCTCATCGGTTGTGCTTACGCGAGTTGCA